GAACGTCGTAGGTTTGGCCATCCATCATGGTAAAGTTCATAACTGGATCTTCTTTGTATTTTTTGTAGCAAAAAGTTATTGACCCACCACGCGGTTCAAATGAGCGAAAAATCCCTTTCACCATTTTGAGATCTTTTTCTCTCATAATTTTATATTCTTCCTTGGTGAGTTTTCTACTTGATTTTCTCTCTTCAGGAATAGCTAAAGTCATGTTTACCTCAATAAAGGGAAGAGCCGAAGCCCTTCCCATTTTTTTTATTCATTCGTTACACTAATTGACTTACCCGCATACCAATAAATTACATCTGAAGTAGACCCAGCCGGACTGTCAGCCCCTGCTGCCAACTTAATCTGTAATGCTGCTGTATTTGTTACAGGATTCACAGGTGAGGAAGAAGCGTCTCCAACTTCAACTAATCGCGCCAAAGAAAAAGGCACTGAACTCGCTGTGGGCCATGCAAATGAAGTATAAGAACTTGAGTCTACCGCAATTGTATAAGTATTAGTGGTGGAATTATAAGCAGTAATCTCCCCTTGAACTCCATCCAACTCTACTGTCCCAAATTCTGGTGGTATATAAAAACGAACAACTTGACCTACCGCATAGGTAAAATCACTATTGTCATTCGAAGTCTGTACATCAGTGGTCGACCCAAGGGTAATCGCCGTAATGGAAGACGTTGTGTCACTCCAAGTAAAGAAGCTTTCAGGAATGCTTCTTACGGTAAACGCACTTTCTTGGGTAAAATTAGCTGTATTTGTATCCATGTACGTTAATTCAAAGGTATCGGTTGTGACGCTACCTACTGTCCATGCGATCCGTGCTAGCTGAGGCATTTCCGTCAAATTCGTGAAAAATACCAAATCTCCGTCAGAATACCCGTGTGAAAGGGCCGAACATACTGGCGGATCAGCTTTAGTGATGGTAGTTCCCGTAATAGCGGGACCATAAGAAGCATTAGCATCCAATACAGTAAAACCGCCTGAAGCTAAAGCGTCGGTTAAGTTTGCCGCATTAGCTGCATTAGATTTTTTATATTCAATGCCTGTCCCATCATCCATCCCTTTTTGCCAGTAATATTCTACACCTACAGCGTTGGTTTGGTCCGCATCAGCTATGGTATAGTTAATTACTTTCATCCAGTCGGCATCAGAGGGGATAGTGAGGACTTTTGCTGTTCCGTCCGAAGTAAATCTTCCTTGGGCTAAAATAGTTCCGTAACTCATTTTTTTCTCCTTATGATAATGTTGCTTGTAGATCAATTACCCAAGCATCATTCGTGATTCTTGGAACTTGAGCCATTTTCCAACCCACAGAAGCATTAAGAGCCAATGGACTATCATAGATTGGTGGTCGATAGATGAATTGAGCAGAATATCCGTCTTGCTCGATGCAAGCATAGGCTTCCAGCCCTACGCAAAAAATATCGTATACATTTGCCCCTAAGGCAGATGCTGTTGGGGTCACTGACCCAATGCTAGAAAGCAAGAATCTTAAATTTGAAACACTACCCCATTCAGGACGGAGCGCCTGCATTGGGCTTGGATACTGAGCTTTTGGAATAAAACCTGAAACTTGTTCCAAATCTCCAATGAGAGAAGTACTTGCTAGAGCAAAGTAAGCATCTCGAATAGGAGCTGTTCCAAATTTATCTTCCCCTTCCATATTATCGGCAATAGTGAACGCGTTGTTAGTCGCTAGAGTCCTTACAACAGCATCTACATCAGAGCGAGTAATTTCTGTTGGATTGTCTCCATTTGATCCACCAGTACAGTGAATAAAACTTGCCGTAGAAGCTAGCATATCTCTTACAAGCTCATCTTCAGTTTGTCGAAGAGAAACACCGAGACGCTGAGCTGCTTCGTTTAGCACTGGGTCTTGGTTTTGCAAGGTTACTTGCTCGTTTAAGATGATGTACTGCCCATAAAAGTTCATCTCAGCATCAATATTTACAGCTGTTAGATTCACGGGGGGCGGTGTAATGCCCGAATTCCCCAGAGGGACTTTTGATGTAGGAAGCGCGTTATATCGACGCATCCTTAGTGTGGTACCTCCATTCCGAGGCATCCTTTTCAACATCGCCGGGATTTTATGAATAAAATAGGGCGTAGGAACGCTCAATAGCTTGTAGCTAAAGCTTTGTTGAACTGGAGCCGGAAGAGAGGAAGTAGTAGTAATAGACATTCTTTATTTCTCCGTCTTATGCACCCTTCATCGCGTCAACCATCTCTTGGTGAAGTCGTTTTTTAAGGTCCGGATTGGGCCAAGCTGCGAAATCTTGCGCTTGATGTAAAGGAGATCCTCCACCAATTGCGTTTGTAGATCTCGGCTTGCCCTTATTGGCTTCCAGCTGCTTTTCTTCTCTACCTGAAGGTACTTGCCCCCCTAGGGCTCTCGCTTCTTTGTAGATAAGAGCGACCTTATCAAACGGATCTTTCAGTCCATTCAACATCTTGACGAACAAAGGATCCTGTTTTAATTCTTCTATAACACTATCGGTTGCAACGGAGTAGAAATCGGGATATTGGTTTTTAACCCTAATATCTAGCGTTTCGCTTTCTTTTTTAGCTAAACGCTCCTCTAAAGCCTGAAACTTAAGCTCAGACTTTCTTTCTCTGAGCATTGCCATCTTTTCGGCTTGCTCATAAGTGAGAAGCTCGTCAGCGGGGAGATTGCGAATCTCGTTTTCGATGGCTTTTAACTCATCGTCCTCTGAAGACTTCTTCTTAGAGGTCTGCATTTCATCAAACTGCCGTTTCAGCAGCTTGTTCTCATATTGCAACTCTTCTAGCTGCTCGCGAGCCTTTCTCCAGTTGTAGTCCTTCGTGCCTTCTTCGGCCTGCCCAGACTGCTCCTGAGACTCTTGAGCAATAGTGGAATTGTCTGTGTCCTGATGAGCGACGTCCTCACCCTCTTCTTTTACGTCCGCACTTTCTTGCTCTTCAAGAGCAACTTGTTCTTCTTCAGACATTTTCCTCCAGTATGGCGAATACTATTTTACGGCCTACTTAACTTGAGCCTCTAACGCGGGCTAACGAATCAAGTTAAATTTTGATTTAACATTAGGGCGATTAAAAAGTCAAATTCTTCATTGAATATTTTTTTTGTTGAATTGAGCTTAAGCACTGATAGAAGAAATCTTTCACAAAACCTAGCAACTGCTGCTCGTCAGCGCTAAGTTCCGATTCATTTTCTATCATGAATGTGCAAGATGCTAAATCGGGCAAACTCCAAAGATAGGTAAGCTCATCCGTCTTATTGTTATATTTGAAACAGCTACGATCAGGCCTCATACCGGGAGATTGTGAAGTTACTATGGATTGTAAGTGGTGAACATTGGGGAGACAGCGGGCATGCAAATTTTCTTGCTGGAAAACGATTTGGATATAGTATTCCGCACCATAAGCTTTATGCGTTTCTATCACCTCTTGAAGCTTTTTAGATGTAAGCTCAGCTAGTTTCTCTCCCATATCAATAGGAGTGAGGTCATCTCCTTGTTCGAGAAGGTCAAGCGCTTTACTTCCGAGGGTTTCAGACATAGTAGTAAAATATTTAATGCTGATCTTAATGTCAAATCTTTCTTTCTCATTGAGTTTATGTGTTTATGTTTTTATGCTTTAATGCATGAAAAGACTTACATTTGAACTTCCCCCCTCCCTCTACCGAGACCTGAAACACTACTGCTTCGACAATGACCTAAAAATGAAAGAAGTCCTTTGTCTAGCCGTTGGGATCTATCTCAAGAAAGGGTTCGTAGAAGAGTTGAGTTTGAGAGAGACATTGAACGAGCTATTTAAAGACTTTGCCTGAGGAATTATGATGAAATTTGCGACCGCTGTAAAAATGGCTAGGAAAGGGTATAAAATAAGACGCATGTGTTGGGGATCAGATATGAAAATGTGGTGGAATGGCAACGTTTTCCTTCATTCTCATCCCTATGTAGACGGGGAAGTCCCTTTTACTTTAGAAGGCAACTCATACCCATACGTGATTGAAAAAGATGATTTGGAAGCAAGAGATTGGCATGTGATCGCCTAAAGGCGTCCCGATCACCTTCATTTTTTCGGGTTTTCCCATTCTGAATCTTTATGAGATCTTTGAAAAACTGCGTCTGATAATTATACTTAAGTTGCACCAGCACATTTCTCAATTTCTCAATCTTTACATAGACTTAAAACTCTGCATCATCTTCAATCTCGAAATCAAAAACTAGCGGCCATGTGCTTTTAGGCTTTTCCCTTTTCTCAAACCAGTCCACAACATTTTTGGTTTGATCTTCCCAGCCGGAGTCCAGCCAACGCATCTCAGTCATCAGGTAGTTGCCTTGTGTGTCCACGAAGATGACACGATAGGTATCTCCAATTTTTGGCTGACGCCGAGGTTGAGAATATTTTACCTCTTCAGTTTCGGGTAGTGGCGGGAAAAGCTCTCGCGCCGCACTGCTATTAACTGCCATGGTAATCTCCTTTTACTTTATTTAAAAAACTCTAGCAAAGATTCGGAATGTTTTAGGAAAAAAATCGCGACAAAACACAAAAAGGCTCCCAAAAGGAATCCGGCTAAGATGCCTCTAATCATTTGTCCCTCCTTTTTTTGATGGACCTGAAGGTAAGTTGGGTGGTCCACAACGTGGCCACCCCCCAAAAAAACCCCAAAATGAGGTATAGATATTCTGTGTGACTAATCATTTATTTCGCTTGAGAAAGGAGTGATATCGATATCAAGCCCTGTTTCATGCTTGATTACATCTTCCACCATCTCTTCCACGAAATTGTCTTGAGGATAATTTTTGAGCCATCCAAAAGAACAGCTAGCCAAAATACATAGACAGCCGATGAAGGCTATTCCAAATATAATTTTTAGGGTCATGGGTATCTCCTTCCAAAATTGGATCATCAATTTAACGATTGTATCCTCCTTTAGGCCCAATTGTCATCATCATTCGAAGGACTTTCAGGAGGCATCGGATGCGGAACCATATCCGGTGGCCAGAAAGCCAGCTGAGGATTACACAGGAACACATTTGTTTTAGGAAAGTCTTCCGAATGAGGGGGACAGTTATTGTGAAAAGCCACACAGCTACCCACGACGACTGCTACCAAACCC